TTTCTTCCCTTCATTCAAATAATCAAGATATATTTGTTCTTCTGCTTCTGTCTCCCAATTAATCGTATATCCACTATCAAAGATGCCCTCAATCAAGTTAAATTGTGAGTCTGTTACAAATAGATCCACTAATCTCAAATTACCTGTATCAAAGTGACTCCATACACGAACTTGAGTCCATCTACCAGATCTTACTTTGAATACATCGAACACAATGTTCGGTGCAATTCCGCCGCAGGCTGGGATAATATCTGTACTTAAAAAGTCTAATTCTTCTTTTGTAGGGCGGGCGCCAATAATACCATTATCCGCTTTATTAATCGTTGAACGACCACCTGCGAGAGCTGCTTCATTTCTTATATTTGAGTTGTCATCAACTTTTGCGTTGACCTGAGTTGATGTAAACACGCTTATCCCTTGCTCTACTGCCAAATCTTTGAGTGCAGTCGCCATTAACAATAGCGCCTCATCATTACGAAGATTACTACCTCTGAACTCCTGCAACAGACCTGGCGACACAAAGATATAATCAAAGAATACATACTGCGCGCCAGTTGTGATAACTTTCTCACGCACTGCAAGTTTCAACTGCTCCACATCTGGATCAGGGATACGCATTAACTCAAAATTCTTTCTATAATGATGAATCATCTCCTGCGCTTGACTGACTCTAAATCTTTCTTCGGTTGATAACCTACCAAATCTTAAGTTCGAATCTTCAATACCTGTGAGATAAGCGACCACCATACGAAGAATCTGCTCTGGTGTCTGCTCTGTCATAATAAACAATACAGGTTCATTATGCCCATTCTTTACCCATTTACCAGATGTTAAATCATAACGAAATGGATAAGCCAATTTACACGCATCTGCGACCGCAAGACGCGTTTTACCAATGCCCGATGCAAGAGATCGGATAGTTAACGCGCCTAGTTCTGCACCATTAATGATTTCCGAGATAATCGTGCCATTAATTGACTTACCAATATTGTTTACCTTACCAAAGTTATTGATGATTTCATCAATTGAGTCGGCGGCCGACCAAGATTCTACATTGTTATCTTGAACGAAATCCTTTTCTAATGATAAAATCTTCTTCTTTACAGCAGTGATAATATCTTCAAGCTCCAATGACTCAAACTTCTCATTTATCTCTGCCGCATTCGGATTGGTTAAGTTCTCAATATAAAATTCGTCTGTGTTTACTCCTTGCTTTTTTAATGAGGTTAATAAATTAAATTTCTTTAGTTTCTTATAATAATATGGAAAACTTTTTTCATCACTTAGCGCGATTGCATCTTGGAGATACTCAATACCATTTGTCTTTCCAAACAAATTCTTGGCCATCTCATTTGTGCTTAAATAATTTTCCACATCAATCGGACTGATTAATGTAACACCGCTTCTATATAGACTATCAATAGCTACATAGATATATTTTTCAAATCGTGTTTCAAAATCATTAGGAGATAACTGATATTTATCTGATTGACTTAAAAACTGCGGATGTTTCATTAATGAACCGAAGACTTGCAAAACCGCACTCTTATCCGTCATCGCTATCGTCTCCTATATCATCCAAACTATACTTGGCTCGCGTTGCGTTCCTACGATTTGTGTCTGTTACAGACAAAACCGGACGGTTGAGACGCGCCGCCATTTGTTTGATAATGTTGTCGAGAGTTCCTTTGCGTTTCATTTCCAGATTTGACCAATACTGCGCGCTATCGTTATAGACATTATTGACTATACCGATACCGCCTTTAGCCATTTCTGCATTTCCATGCTGAACCTCATAAAAGTAAATAACTGCAAAATACACTCCTTTTGGCGTGTACTTCTTTGAATTGAGATAATTCTTCCATTGACTGTTTACTTTTGACCAATCAATGCCTGGCATTTTTAAATCACGCCACAAATAATCGCGCAATAAGTCATACCAATCTTGTTCATCGCGATTAACTGTTACTGATCGATCACCCTTGCGCGCGATCCAATCTTTGTAACAATTCGGATGATAGTACCAATTTGTACTTGGCATCATCCAATCTTGAGAAGAGTCTATATCTATTGCTTGTTTGCATACTCGACAATGAACAATATGAGCCATAAATCTTCTCCTTTCTACTTTTCTATAAATATTATACCATAATTTTGTAGAAAAATCAAATTAGGAGAGACATCCTCTACAGAGTCTCTCCTAACTTTTATGACTAATCAGTTGTTAGTCCGCAAGATCGCGCATATCAATTACCACAAGATTAAGCAGGTCGACCTGGTCTTCGGTAATCTCCGAGATTTTCATCGGATGACCAAAAATCATTTCAACTCTCTTCATAATACGCTTTGCCATTTCCTCATTAGGCTCTTCGCCATCGGACATGACTAGTTTCTGCCATAGCTCTTGTGCTTCATTGCGCAGTCCATTGTAGTCTAAGTGTTCTTCAATAGTTGCTTCCTGTTTCTCTACAACTACGGCGCCATCGAGTTTTGCGCTCTGATCGATTGCATCACCGATAGCATCCACAAGTTCCTGATAGCCAAATTTGATCTTCGGCGCGAGGTACTTATATCTACTACCAGCAACTACTCTTGGAGTCTGTCTTGTATAGAGGTAACGTTCTGCATTACCGTCGTTATCCCACTCGACTGCGATGTATCCAATTACGTCCACGAGTCTGTTGCAAATCTCATAGCAACGCTTATTCAGCGCGGGACTGTAAAATTCAACATCGTTATTATCTATCGTCTCTTTGCGAATTTCTTGGTGAGCAATAAGAATAAGACCATAGCCAAGCATAGTGATCTTTCTTAAGCACGCCTCGAATTCGGACTTGACTTGTGTATAACCTTGACCCCACGGAATCTCGTTAATTTTCTGCACACTGTTCTGCGCGCAGACAAACTGTTCGCAAAGGTCATAAGCGATACTTGCGGTATCAATAGTTACCGTATCAAACTTTTCTTTCGCTGCTGGCTGTTCCAACTGACGAAGTAAGAGTTTGAAGTCAGACCACTTCTGAATAGGCTGGGCATAGATGCCATCAATGGCATTATAACCCATTTCAAAAGCGCAAAGTAGATTTTTCTTGAACTTCGCGGCGAAGGAGGTTTTACCCACCTTCGGCGCGCCGTATATGAGGACATATTTGCCTTTCAAATCACGAGAGATTGTAGTAGGCTGTAGATTGAGAATATCAATAGCCATAATTACACCTCTTTAGATCAAAAACCGAAATCCTTAAACTTACCGCCGTTTGCAGCGGGAGCCTTTCCTGGAGCAGTTTTGCCTGCACTCTTGTCCTTGAGAGCAGCAAGGCGAGTCTTTCTTTCTGCAAGTGCCGCAGTTACGTCATCTGTATCGAGAGCAAATTCACCTTCGAGAGGAGTGTTGGATCCACCTGTGATAATGAGTTCACTGACAGAAATTGTGCGAGTCTCTTCCTGAGGTTCACCGAAGTCAACTTCAACCTTACGAGTCTCTGTCTTGGATGTGAAGTTAAGCTTACCAGCCGCCTTCACAGTATCACCTTCGTTCCAGTAGTTGGATACGCCATCGATGACACCAGGGTTGATTGCTAAGAACGGCATAACATCGATCTTGCCGCCGAACTGAGGAACCATACCAGTGACTTTATATCTGTTGGTTTCAACACCATCTTTATCTGTTTCATATCCCTTATTGCCGACCATGAAGACGATCGAGAATGTTGCACAAGGTTTGCACTCGTCTTTCTTAATCTTAGAGATGAAGGAAGCAGTTACGCGAGGGAAGGAGATCAGATTGCCATTCTGACCATAGTATTCGTTCATCTGAAGCTGTCCACGAGTGATACGGATACGATCAGCGCGATCAATATCAGATGCTGCAATACTTACATACTCGTTCATTACACGAGAGATTGACTCATAAGCAGGGTTTGGAGCGCCTGCATTGGTATACTTACTTGCGAACACATGAACGGGAATCTCGAGTTCTGTGTTCACACCATTGATGTCCTGATTAACACGAACTTTAATCACACCACCGACAGATTCAACTGTCGCGCCATTCTTGGTAAAAGAACCTGTTTTGATATCAACTTCGCTGAGGATACCCTCTATCTTCACTGTGTTTTCTTTTGTCTGTAACATAATTATTTTCCTCTTATTAAAATTTAGTTCTTTTGTACTTAGGGTTAAAGAGGGCGGATTGTCCCGCCCTCATATTAATGAGAAAGGATTACTCTTCGTCAGAAGGAACGAAGGCAGCACCTTCCGGTGTAAGAACTGCATAAGTAATTTCTTTTGCATCTTCGCCGTCGCCAGCAACCTTTTCACGAGTTACGAGACCCTTTTTGCTGAGGTCAGTAACATTCGCATTGATAGAACGAGGTGCTCTGTCGAGTGCATTGCAGAGTTCATCAATGGTAACTTTGCCGCCGTTAGCTTTAATGTAATCAAATACGCCCTGAGATTTTTCTGTGAGTTTCATAGTGTGTTCTCCTTGTCTGTTAGACTTTTAATAAAATTATTTTTATGAATAAAGGATAACCCTTTATTTTCTGTATATATTATATCAAAACTTTTGGATATTATCAAATTTCCAGTTTGCTTTTTAATACTTTAAAATTCGAGTTACACCATCATTGGTCGCCAGTTTTATAGATTTATTGCCAAGCGCGCCCTTACCGAATGTGGGAATATCATTAACTGTAAGTTTAATGCAAGA